TTGCATACTTTCCCGCATGAAACATAACCTTGTTCCTTTGACCCTCTGGAATACCAAGGTTAAAAAATATACGTAAGCACCAAGGCGCATCGTCAAATTCTTTTTTATTATTACCAAGATTAAGTTTAGCTAAATCTTCTAACGTAACTGTTTTCTTTTCTACAAATTCCAGAAATGTCTCAAAATTCATCTCCTTACCTTTTTCATCAACCGCATATCTCAGACTATTATCTGCATCAAAGTATGGAAGGTTAATAAAGTTTCCTACATCTCCTCGATCTATAAGTATCTGATCTTGCTTTGGAAATATCTCACAACTAGAATGGCCAAGTGCTGCTGCCATCTCTCCTAAATAATCTCTTATGTCTACTGCGGGGTAATATTCTTTTAAAAACAAAAACAAATGTGCGCCACCCGATTTACTTCTGCATACAACAAAAGGCAGTTTCATAGTCTTACATTTCTTCGCTATGTCTGCATGATCAATTGGGTACGTGTCTATATCCAAGACACCAAATTTACATTTGTTCTCACTATTAATAGGTATAGAACCAATGCCTCTTGTACCATCCAAGTGATCCCTAACTAAATCTATAGTCAAAGGTTCTTTAACGATGAAACTCTTAGCATCGGTCTTACCATTTTTTCTGACGTTACCAATAGTGGTTTGTCCATGCGCAGTGCTTGATCCCTCAAACACTGCCATGAACTTTTGATGTAGATCCATTAAAAATGGTCATCATCTACTTTAGTTGCCATTGGTTGGTCTACTATATCTTCGGCTCTTGCCTTAGCCTCGCCTTTCATAACAGACTCTCTGAACTTCTTGGCCTCTTCAAATAAGCCTTTGTCCTGGACAAAACCAACTCTGTCAAATGTCCAATTAAAGAACGTTCCTTGATCGTTACTTTCTTCAACGGACTTAAACTTCCACATGGTTGCATATACTGCAGGCACACGTAGTATTCCATTTTTGTCCTTGACTTTTTGCATAGCTATCTGAGTTTTCCATCGTCTGCTAACTTTAAGTTGTGATACTTTCATATCCATAATAGCTAACTGAGGAATGTCCCCATCAAGCACAATACAATAGTGCTGATCAGATTTAACAAGTTCATTACCATTAGATAATATTTCTTTATTACCTTCACGTTTAGCTTGTTTGATAGCTGGATTGTCGGGAGCTATCTCGCCAACAAACCCTCCACCTTGATCTCGTGGTATGAACTCAAGATATTTAGTTTCTTGAAAACAAGGTATTACTGTTACACCTTCTTCTCCATCCCAAAACTGTCCAGTCACAGTATTAAACATATCTCCTTGAGAACATCCGCTGATGAACTTAGGATCTGTCTTTTTTAACTGTGGAGACATTGCTTGTACTAAACGTAGGAATGGTATTTGTAATTCCGATGTATCGTAATCAATGCCATCGCCAGCGGTCTCAAAAATTTCATCTTCTATTGCTGAGGGAAGATTGTCCTCTTTTTTTGTTACTGCTTTGCTCATTATTAACTCCTTTTAATATCGGCAGTTCTTGCTACAAAGGCACCAAATAAATCTAGATCTATTGGTAACCCCTTCTCAACACGTTCCCTAATGAAAGCCTTAAGTGTCATTGAGTGAATGTGTGTCTTCTTTTCGGGATGCATACCACGTTGCTC